CTGAGCCTGTCGTCCTTTTCGCTGTTGTTCCATAGAAGCGCCTGTAATGAACACATCATCTACGATAAGAAGTTGGCCTTCTGGGTCTCGATATGGCTTTAAAACTTCAGCTAGCTTTAGACCGCCTTTTGGTACACCTTCTACCTTGTTGAAAGGCAGTGTATGGGTAGCTATTATGGCTGCTAAATTGTCCCAATCTAAATCTGTTAGTGCGTCACATTCGATTTTGAACGGTAAAGTTAAACCTGAGTGGGATTTAAATTGGCCGTACTGGAAAAGGTTCATATTTTTAGTGCATGTTCCAGAAGATGATACTTGGTAATTAGCTTGAACAGTGCTTGTCTTACTGAGTCCATGGCATGTATTTGTCCAGGACGCCATAGCTGTAGACCTTTTATAACAACATCTGTGATGAGTTTCTTGGCTGCTGACGGAGGAGTCAATTCGAAATCACATTCATATTTATAAGCAAAGTAGCGACTGAGTCCTATCGCTTCAAGGGACCAAGGCGCTTGACTTTTCTTACCAGTTTCAACTGTAACTAAGAATGATTCTACAGCAAAGAGAGGCCTGTTGTCAAGTACCCATTTCTTTTCTGCTTCTAACCATAAACCTAGCTGCAAAAAGTTTAATTCACTAGTCCAATAATATTCAATCTCATTATTACCAGAGACTTCTAGTTGGCATATTCCTGATTGAAGACCTGGGTCAAGTCCTAGGATTGAGATCACATTAGTAAGTCATTCTCAGAATTTAGAGTGGAGTCATTAGCAACACCAAAATTATTATTGTAATCACAATTCCAAGCTGTGATAGAGTTTTCATGCTCATGTTCTGAAAGACAGACACATGGAATAGGATTGTCTTTTTCATCTACAAGAATTAGATTCATTTCGTCATCCGATTTTATCGGATGGCCTGGGACACATTCGTAACCACATCCTGCATAGCCCGCAATGTCAATCCAGTGGTCAGATTTCTTAGCATCCCAAGAAGCTCTAGATAGTTTTACACAAATCATTGCCATAGCAACTTCATGTGGTTCAAATGGATACCCAAAAAGCGTTGACCACATCGAAGCAATTCGTTTGAAATCTGAAGTGGGATCTCCATATTGTACATTACGTTCTTTGGTAGTTAGAGATATGGCTTCAGATAAAATCTGCTCACGAGCAGTTGTGGGTTTTTCAGAGGGAGTCATCTTCCTCCTGGGAATGAATAAATTCCAAATCAATTAGGAGATCTAGGATAAATTCCTTAGCTTGTCTACGTCCCCTAGTTGAAAGTAAGTCAAAGGATTGAGCCCAAAGCACGGTTCCTTGTTTATCAAGGTATTGTTCGATGTGGTTTTCTAGTTCGAAATTCATTGATATTTGCCACCCCACCGCTCGTAAGGACCTTCCACTGAGACAGTAAGAGGGACTAGCCAGTCATCTTGAGTCATCACTTTTTCTACTTCTTTTAAAGCTCCGTTTTTAATTAATTCAAGTGGGAAGTCAAAACATTGTTCGTCATGATTTGGAAGAACCATATAAGGTCCAAATCCTGAGTGATCTAAATCAACAAGCGCTTGTTTGAACACATCACTGGCTGATCCTTGAAGAAGGCTATTTCCTAATGTATATATTTTAGCTGGTTCAGCGTAATGGATACGGCCTAGTCGGGACTTTACATATGCTCTTCCTGATTCTCGTAATCTTTGAGTTCCAGTTTTATCGATAGTTTTCTGAAATCCTTTTACTCCTGGGAATCTAGCATCATAGATGGTTAAAAATTCTTCTGCTTCATCAACAGGAATACCAGCAGTCATTGCGAATTTTTCAAGACCTCCCGAGTAGGCCTTGCAAAAGTTGCTGTTCTTAGTTTTGTTATAGCGAGAATCTTCCTTAGTGATTGAATCATCACCATAGATTAATTTCGCCATTTCTAAGTGAACATTTCCCGCTCGAATTGCTGAGAGCATTCCCTCATCTTTGGAAAAGTGAGCGAGAAGTCTCATTTCAATTGCGTTATAATCTGCACTAATCCAACCATTGTTTGGAGAGGCTACAAAAGCATTACGAACTACTGACCCACGAGGTAATGTTTGAGCAGCGGGATTTTGCACGCTCATTCTTCCAGTTCTAGCTCCAAGCGTATTGATTGACGGATGGAGTACACCATTGTCATGGTCCCTAAGAAAATTCCTAAAATAAGTGTTTCCAATTTTGGTTTTCTTCCTGTGTTCAATCACCATTTTAGCTAAAGGATGATCTACCCTGGCTAGAGACTCTTCATCCATAGCTACTTTACCAGTAGCTGTTAACTTGCTGAGTTGACATCCTTCATCAATAAGTTTCCTAGCAACTTCCTGATTCTGAGAAGGACGTACTCCGTAGTTTTCCACGCACCATTTCTCAGCTTCTTCACAGAAGTGAGTGATTTTCTCATATATTGTTTCGCAGTATTGTACATCAATTGGAATGCCACGCATTTCCATATTGGAACATATACGTGAGATTTGCATTTCTAAATCAAAAACTGGTCGATAATTTGATTCGATCTGAAGCCACAGTTGTTCTGCTAATGCGGAAGTAAGTAGAACATCAACTCCAGCGTATCCCGTGTAAATGTTATAATCATAAGGAACTGTGTCCCAACCCCAACCTTGCTGTTTCATGGCACTGTTGAGTACGTTTTGAAGTCGCTTAGCTGTAGGACTCAGAAATTGTGCACCAAGTGTCTTCAAAGCTTTTGATCTGGTGGGGTCAATGTTGTGAGCCATAATCATGGTGTCGAAACTACGGTGCCATGGAGGAATAATTCCTGCTTGAGTTTGGATGAATCGATAATCGAAACCTATATTATGGCCGACAATACGTCCTTCGTAGGTATTCAGAACTTCTTCACATACACCCATCCATCTGTCTGCACGAAATACGAAAGCAGCGTTCGGATCTCCGAATTGAAACAAACGAATAGGTTGTTTCCAACTTTCTAACCCGCCTGTTTCCAAATCAAAGGCTAACCAAGTGTGTTCTTCACTAAGCCAACGTTTAAACTCCATAACTTCATCGATAGATTCAACGTAAGTTATTACTGCTTCATCCATTAATTACTCTACTCATGAACAATCCTCCAAACCCGTCAACATAGTCGCAAGCAATTTCTTTGCTAGTCGACTAGCACTATTCCCTACCACAGCGTTCACAATATCGAGAGGATCATCTGACATAATCATCCAATGTCTATCAGATTCTCCAGGGACTATAGAGCGCCCTATCCCCTGCAGAACATATTCCCCCTGAGATGTTAGGTAGGCGTTGAATTCGGACCAACGCTGCTTACTAGGAAGTTCAGCACTCACATGTGCTATCTGTTCCCCAAAAAATTTAAGAGTTTTTCCTGAGTTATTAGTTATAATTTCGAAGTCTTGTTCAGGATTTGGCATTGATAGCACTCACAGATAATGGTTTAGGGCGATGGAGGTTTTTTGTGCCTAAATCACAGTATGTCATAGCGTCAGAATCTTCCCATTCGTACCCCTCGGGGCGACGCCAAATCTGGGTTTGACAATGAAGACAAAATCTAGGAATAATATGTCCATCTAATTTAGACATAAAATCAGCATTATTCGTCAACATCTTCATCACCTTGGATAGCGTGGGTATGTGCAACAAAACTAAATTTCCTACTGAAGGTTTCTAATTCTAGAATTCCTAGAGCTTCGAAAGGATTCATATCTTCTGTCATCATTGGAACCCATGTGTAATTACCGCTGTCAACCTCTAAAACTTTAACTAAAATGACGCATCCTACAGGGTGGATGTCATCTGGTAGATCGGGTAACTCTAAGCCATAAATATTCTGAGGCAAAGTTTTTCCTTTTCCTAGGGACAACGAAGCGGGCTCCCCCAAATGAGGAGCCCGCTGTCATTGATATCAGAACTCGGGGGCTATGGAGGAATCTATTTCAGCAGCAGCAGCTTCGTTCGGAGTTGAACGGATGTACGTCCCACGAGCCACTTTTGCCAATTCGCCCTTACCCTCAAGAGCAGCAAGCGCACGGCTAGCAACAGCGTTGTCAAGGCCAAGAGCATACGCTACGGCACCAACTGCGTGACCGATACCAGCGTGCTTGTCAAAGTAAGCAAGAATCTCGGAACCGTTGATTCCACTGCTCCCACGAGGACCACGCTTCGAAGAGGCAAAAAGTGAAGCTTGGTCTTCTGAGGGAAGTGCAGTCATTGCGACAATGCGGACCTTCTCGGGAGCGAAACTACGGAAAGAGGCGATGTTTCCCTTCCCACCGAACACCTGAACAGAACCATCCTCATTGGTACTGGAATATGACCACTGACCAGCTTCGCCAACGATTAGGACAGGAGCGCCTCGCTCAACAGATGAGAACTCAGGAGTATCAAACTCACCAAGACCGTAGAGATAATCAAGATAAGCAACAGTATCTTCGGAAAGTCCACGACTGCCTACTGTCTCAACAGTTTTTGTCGAACCGTCTTTACTTTCAATGGTCGAAATTAGGGTACCGCTTGTGTTGGGGACGGCTTCCTCAAGCTTTGTGAGACCTGAAGCTGAAATCTTGTGACCAGCACGTAGGACTAGAGAAACAACTTCAGCCCGGCTAAGTGCGAGGGAATGACGAGTTGTTCCATATACGTTTAGTGGCTTATTACTCTTAGGCATTTTGTCCGATTTCTCTTTCTGGGTTTCGAAGGAGGACTATCCTCCTGCTCTACTTCCATCATATCATAATTTCTCTTGCGAGTCTTGCTACTCGACAGCATTTTTCGTTGCAGTCCTCGGGGTGGTCCTTCGTAGCTTCTATCAGAGCAGCGTATAGGGCGCTGTAGCGTCTCCACAAGCTGCCTCGGAAGCTACACCAGCAGCACACCCCAAGAGGCTTAGGGACTCTTGTACCGCCTTCCACGAAGGAATGGTCACATACTTTGCATTTAATCCATTCTAATGCTTCATTTTCCTCTTGTGCTAAGGCAACCTTGGTGCTCATTTTTCCTTTCTAAATCTAAATTTATTACCCTACAGGAAGCTGATACTGCGCTTTCGGGCTCTGCAAACTCCCTAGCTCCTTGAAGTTCAGAGTTACCGTCAGTTCTTCCTGTAGGAATCTCGTTGGGGTGCTGCTCACATTCCGCCCATCAGTAGATGTTAGCGCACACCCAACGCCAGGCCAGTTGTCCTTTAGAGCCCACCCGAATAAACTCCTTTGATAGCTTTCGCTACAGGACAACGCCAACGCTTAAAGGAGAATAGCGTTGTTCCTGGAATTCAAACATCAATAATGTTTACTTCAGAACATAACAATGTAACAGTCACATTGGCTGGTCCAGGTCCCGCTGCGATAATTATAGAAGATTTACTGGGGATTTCCAGTCTTTTACCATCGATTTGAATGGCTACAAACCTTACGTAATCAATTTTATTATCACGAAGCAATGTTATTTTCGGGTTCATTTTAAACTTTCCCATTCGTTTTGACATCTTCTATAGCACAACGCACCATAGTTGATGTGAAACATTTATGACACCAGTAAATTATTGCGTATTCAAATACCATTTCGATTGTAAGATTCGGGTTCTCACAAAACCTACACTTCGGGCGTGTCCGAAATCCTGGACGAGGTGGCATTTCTCACCACCATACTTCTCATCCAACCTTTATTTTGACAAGAATAGCAAGTTACTTCTTGGCCTTCTGGATCAATGAGTAAGCCGTTCCTAAGGGGTTGACGAATGCAGACGCTCTTAATTGTCTCTCCGTCTATGTATGCGACATGTTGATAACGTTTTCCATAGCCATGGCGGGAACTTCTATTGGCTCTGAAAAGGCCAAGTCTCGGGAGTATCATTTTTTTCTCCTCTCAAATCTACAAAACAATCACAGTTTTCTACGGTGCAGAAAGCCCAGAACCCAATGGAATCTTCTGTTCGAAAATGAGCTTGCCAGCCATGTTTACAGGCGACGCAACGTATCTTTGGCTTTGGATAATTCATCTAAACAGAAATCTGATGGAATCCACCGGTATCCTAATCTTAGTTGGTTAATTGGTATTAGATCTAAAGCTCGCTTTATCTGCTCAATTGCTTCTTCGAATTGAATAATTTGCATTTCATGCTCAGATTGCATAGCCCCCGGTTAACGAATCGAACGTCTATAAGTGCCAACTAGCCGGGGTTCTTTAACTAGACCTTAGTCTTCTTTGACCAAAGTGGAGTTGCAGAAATCTTACTTAACATCCAAGTTCCAATCCCAAAAAGAATGAGACCGAACCCAGCGCCAATTAAAATATCCGATGCTGTGCCTGTCTTAGCTAGAGATCCAGGCGTGACAGCCAGAGTAGGGGTAGGCGTTTCTGAGGTCTTAGGAGCCGCTACGGTCGTACCAGAAATCGTTACAGTAGGAGACTGAGTGGTCGAAGTAACAACTGGCTGTGTAATTGTGGTATTTCCTACAGTTGTCGTGGTTACAGGTTGAGTCGTTGTGGTCACAGGCAAAGTTGTGGTCGTGATGGGGGGTTGTGTCGTAGTCGTGGTAGCGCAGTGGTCTTCGTTAATCCCACCATGCTTCCCATGTTTCACACAGTCCTTACCGTGAGTTGGTTGAGGATCTGGCTTACAAGCTTTGCCGGTATGCCCATGATCACATCCGTCAATCTCTTCTTGGTGAGGATTATTCTTTGCTGCGAGAGCAGGAGCAGCCATCAATGTAACTCCTGCAACCATAAATAGTGCTGCAACAATCTTACGCATTTTTACCTTTAACGCCTTTCACAATTTTCTTGATTGATTTCTGCCCAGGTAGTGGGCACTCTTCGTATAGGTGAAGAATTAGTATAACAGTTGCCACAATGCAAATCTTTTTCTTTCTTGGAACCAAAATCCATCTCGCAAAAGCCTTCGACATGGTTTCTTCATCTTGATAGATGAGGACTAGGTCAGTAATAATAATTGCCCCAGCTAATGTTATCCACGCTTTTTCTGCTTTAGTAGGGCTACTACGTCCCGTCATCAGTTTATCTTATTTTGCCTGTGTGGAGCTTTAATTCTTCAGCGTACGCTTTCTGAAAATTTTGTCTTTTGGCATAAGCTCTTCTTTCGGATTTAATCATACCACCCCACACACCATGTTCCTCGTGATGTTGGATGGCGTAGTCGAGACATTCTTGCTTGACAGGACAAGTATCGCATACTTTTCTAGCTGTAGCAACTACTCTTCTACTATTTCCACCGTTTTCTGGGAAGAAGGCGTCATTATTTGAACCTTTGCAGGCAGCTTGTTTCATCCATTCTTCATATTGAGAAGGGTACAGACTCACCAGGAGTCCACCATTTTCAGCACTTGAGCTTTCTCACCTAACTGACGAGATTCAGCTACGAAATCCTCCGCTTCTTCAACAGTCTTAAAAGGACCGTAGAGAAGATCATTGTTTACGAGGACTCCGTATATTTCCACTTTCTTAGGAAGGAAGGCCTTGACCATTAATTCCAATTCTAGAACGGGGGTTCAACAGGAATACTACCGCCATTTACTGCAGGAACAGTCTTAAAAGGATCCACTTGAGAAGCGCTCATAGAAACAGGAGCACCCCCCTGATGCGCCTTCATACCGAGAACTTCATTGCGGTCAGTCCCCTGATAAGGCTTGATTCCAATCTTAAGCCATACCATTCGGTCTATCATCATTTGAGCAATCTGCTCATCTGATGGGTCATGTTCAAGAACTTCCATCGTAATACCAAGGGAAGCCATGTCCTTGAAAAAGAAGGCTAGAGCGTTGGGATTCTCAGGACTAAGTGTAATTCGGTTCCATACCTTGGCACCAGCTTTTGGACCTTCTGCAATTTCAAATTTGATGGTCCACATACGCTTACCACCAGCAGAAGGCGTAGTTCCTACTTCAGTTACCTTACCGAGGTATTCGCCAGAAGGAAGAACCTCCCAACTGACGTCCGCACTCTGAGCAATCTTCTGAAGCTCTGCAAAACTCATGCTACTCACTTATTAACTTCCTTTCATATTCTACTTCGATTGAATACATTTCTTGTGAAGCAAGAATTGTTCTCTGATAGTGCATTTCAGCAGATTCATCGGGTTTCTTACTAGAAACAAGTTCAGTGTGCCACACCTGCCAAGTTGGATCATCTCGATAGTTCATTGACATACTAGTTCCAACATTTCAGTTAGATTTGGATTAGTGATGATGACAGGAAAAACTCCGGTTCTATCTCCTGCTGCGAATCTATCATGCGGTTTGGTGAGTAAGGCGTTAGAGAATTTACCATCTTCTCCCCAAGAACCTTTAAGGTACCCTAGCACATCAATATAATAGGGGAGACTTGTAGCAAGTTGGCCCTGGACATAGGGGACCGACTGACCAGCTTGATTCTCCTTCGTCATGGCAGTGATAATAACACATTGAAGCGGCTTAGTAGGATGAACAAGGAGATCACGATATTGCCGAACTAGGGTTGACATCTCACGTAATAGGGTTCCCCAGTCTTGTAATTTTAGTTGTTCTGTACCGACAATAGCATCAACACATCTTTGTTGAGATTCAGAGATTGAATCAATGGCTACAGAATTAAATGGATGCTTCCCGGAAGCTAACCATTGATACGCCATCTTCAAAGTATTGAAATCACGAATGTAAGCTATGCAAGTTTCCCAAGAACCATCATCTACTGGGGGCGCACCCTCAGTAGGTTTCCAATAAGTCTTCTTTGATTTTAAAAATCGAGTGTTAGATTCTGCATCAAGAATCAGTCTTGGAGCGGGGGCTGAATCTGCAAGCCAAGTTTTACCTGCTTTAGAAGGTCCGTGGAAAAGAAAACTAACTCCACACTCACTCATCTTCGTCAGATTCTATTTCTCCAGTGCTACCACATGCTTCACAAGAATGTTCATAACCCATATCACAATAAATATAACCTAAGCCTTCACAGGTTCTACATTCACTCATTAGAATACCCACTTAATAGCAGTGACAAGAACACCCAATGAAGCAATTACTCCAGCCCAACAAAGAACTAGTAAAGAGATGTTAATCAGGAGCTTCTGCATTACTCTTCACCCTTAGTTTCATATCTTGCATAGGGGTTTGTCTTCTGGAAGTTATCCTTCAAGAAATCTTCAAAGTGACTTCCATCATCCATCATCGGGCATACAACCCTAAATTCGCATTTCCAAGAACACATCGAGGAGGGGCTAGGATAGCAAACTGTTCTATCGCTTTCTCCCTCCTTCAGACGGTCACGTGTTCGAAGGATATCAGAAATTTCACCATGAATGCGTTCATAGAAATTACGTAGTTCCTCGTCACTAACGTACATTTCAACTGAGTCATAGAACGGAGGCTTGGCACGTCCTGTTCTAAGGACCTTCTTCAAAAGTCTCCAGTAGCAGTACTGGATAGCTTCATTCCCATTAAGCTTCTGAAGGAGTAAGTAAGTAGGACCTTGTTCATTAAGATCTAGCATCGGATCATTGAATGAGGCAGCGGTTTTGAAGTCGATAAGTACGCTCAACCCATCTGAACGTCGCTTACCAATTGCATCACGCTTACCTCGAAGCCAAACTGCTTCTCCTCTGATATTGATAGGAGCTTCAATTTCAGCTTCTGCTTCGATGATGTCTAAATCTGAGTCAACACCTTCTACGGAGACCCAATCAAAATAGCCTTCTACCATTATTCGAGCAAGCTTAGCTTCCTTGTCGAAGGCTTCCATGTCTTCTATATCAACTACTTTGCGGTCTTCAGCAATACTAATTTCAAGAACTGACATTGCATCAAGTTCAGTCCCACCAGGTGTGTAATATGCTGCGAGACAAGCGTGAATGCGAGTACCGAGAGCTAGAGGACCAATCTTCTTTTCAGCAGAAGCTAGTCCTAAGAAATATTTGAGGTACCACTTCCTTTTACATTGTTTGAAATCTTGGATTTCCGAATTACTACAGACCTGCACGGGATTCCTTTCTTGGCTCCTGGACACGTCACAGAAGTGCTCCCTTCTCTCCATGATATCACACTTCAGTCATGTAAGGAAGGACGAATCTTCCGGCCCACCCACATTTCAAGGCACTCCCATGAGCAAAACGAACGAAGTTGCTTGATACCAAATCTCAACTCAAGTGGGGTTTTAAGTACACCTCGGCAAAAACTACAATCTGGCGTTCTCATTTCTGAACTCCTAACTGGTCTAAAGCCCATTTACTAATTTCTACAAGTCCATCTGCAACCCCAGGCATGTGCAAATCCGTAGCCATAACTTGAGCAAGTGCCAATATTGAAGTCACAACACTAAACACAACTACTCGTTCATGAGAAACTTCGGGGTTAGCTTCATGGTACTCCATGCTACAGATTTGCAGGCACTCGATCATATTCATAGGTAATTCTTGAGTCTTTCAGTTTGCCAAGTTTGTTCAGCAGACCAAGCAGCAGACCAAGCAGCAGACCAAGCAGCAGACCAAGCAGCAGACTCAGCAGCAGACCTAGCAGCAGACTCAGCAGCAGACCAAGCAGCAGACCAAGCAGCAGACCAAGCAGCAGACCTAGCAGCAGACCAAGCAGCAGACTCAGCAGCAGACCTAGCAGCAGACTCAGCAGCAGACCTAGCAGCAGACTCAGCAGCAGACTCAGCAGCAAACAATTCTTCTCTTGTCGCCTTTCCTAATGCAAATTTCCTAGCTACTTCAATAGAATCCCGTAATGTGTCGTTATTTGGAAACAGATTTTCAAAATTATGTAGTACATGCTCAGTACAATCTATTGCAAAAAGACGAGCATTTTTCTCGTTCCATTGTGTCTTTTTTATCAGTCTAGCAGATTCAACTACTAATTTATCTCCATTATCAACAGTTTTGCCTTTGATTTCTACAACCCAAATCTCTGGACCTAGCCATGAAAAAAGTTGATCCAACTTACAAACATGGTAACCTTGTACACAAGGAATAGGATTAATAGGTGGTGTCCATTTCCTGTAAGGCCACTGTCCGTTTCCTCCGTGGTATGGCATTCGATTCTTATTAAGAACCTTGTACAGTATTTCCATCAGATATTCTCTCCCTTAATAAGTTTCCTGAGTGTGTCCTTGTCCTTTACAATCTGTTCAAGTGCGTCAGCTTTTCCTTCGAGCACCTGAAGTTGACCAATTTCAACACTGTTGTTACTAAGATAATCTACTACAAGCACAGAGTCAAACTTCTCGCTGCCGATTCGGTGTATTCGTCCTATTGCTTGGGTCATATCTACGTTCGACCATGAGCGTTGAAGGAAGATACCTATTCTTCCTCTATTCAAATTCAGACCTGTTCCGCCAGCAGCTATCACGACAAGAATTATATCAACCTTCCCGTTCATGAACGAGTCAATAGCTGCCTGTCGCTGGTCAACCGTCTGAAGGCCTTTAATTATTGAGTGATTAATCCCTGCTTTTTCAAGGCGCTTCGAAGTTAACTCAATTAATTGGCGACTTACTGCGAAAACAACAACGGGCTCATCGTAATCTTCTAGGTCTGTAAGTAGAGCGTCAATTTTATTCGAAGGTTCCTGCATCTTCGGACCTTCAGGTATCATCTCAAGAACAGCAGAAGCGTATTGCGTTAACCTGGTGAGTTGCGAAATCGGGTTTTGTGCAATCACTATTCCTTCATCATCCGTTTCAGCATACATCTTCTCACACATTGTGGTGTAAGACTTGGTCTGTTTCGGTGACATGTCGATGTAACGTTGTTGACGGATGATAGGAGGTAGTTGGGGAAGTACAACTTTCTTTGGAAGTCGACGGAATCTAGGCTCAAAAATAGCTTCGAACTCAGTTTGCATTTCGGGACGCAACCCCCAAACCTCAAGCGCTCCCCATACGTTTAAATGACTTAGTGTGTAGCGATCAATGAAGGCTGACTTCACAGGCCACTCTTCAGGAGCAATAAAATGAAGGATAGGAAAGAGAGTGTCTAACTGATTCGTGAGAGGAGTACCAGTAAGGGCGAATCTGTATTGCACAGAAGACTGGTGGGACAGGAACCAAGCCGATCTAGTCTGCTTTGACTTACAATCTTTTAACTTGTGAGCTTCATCAGCAATAACAACTTCGAAGTTAAAGCTGTTAAGTTCCTTCTCTTGCTTTTCTTTTTCGGTCAAGGACAAGGAACCGTACGGCGCAAGTCGGGAATGAACTCTAAGAGATTCCCAGTTGATAATACACCAAGAGCCTGGAACTTTCTTAGCTGCTGCAAAGGTTCTTGCTCGTTGTGTAGTTGTTCCTCCAATAACAAATGTAGATTCTTTTGGAGCCCACTTCGCAAGTTCTCTTTGCCAAGAGATTTTCACGCTATTGGGACAGATGATTAGCTTGTGTCCCTGAACCTTCGAAAGTAAAACAGCTTGAATAGCTTGTAAACTTTTTCCCGCCCCGACAGGGTCAGCAAGTATTGCGTGCTTAGCAACAGATAAGAAATGTGCTCCTGCTCGCTGATAATCAAACATTTGAGAGTGTTCAAATGAGTCATCAGTGAGAGCTAAACGCATCTCCATGCACGGCTGCACTCGTTCTGAAATTTCTCGCTTAGCCCAAGCTACTAATTCCGGGCCAACCTGAAGCTGCTGCCCGAACGTTGTTCGGAGTTGTTTGCACGCAGCAAAACTAATTGGGAAGGTCCAACAGACTTTGTTCTTATCCCATCTTCGGCCTGGAATTTCCTTTGCATATTCTGATTCAGCCCGGTTTATAGTTTTCGAGATGATTCTATTTCCCTCAATTTCAACCCACACACTAATCTTCTTCCTTGCTCACTCCCATTGGCAAAACCCAAGTAATCATATACTCCTCCCATTCGGCATAAGGAGTGTCGTGAGACTTCATTCTTCGATTCTCACTGGCTCTGAATACACCATTAATTGGCCAGTACATTTCTCGGGTTCCGTCTTCGAATTCTACGGTGACTCCGATAACTTTCTTACGTTGGGGGTTCAATCAACAACTCCTACACATAATTTAAAACGATGTTCATCAATTATCTTTTGAACTATTTCAGTGGTGTCATCTTCTTTTAAAGCATAAAACCATCCACATTCACAAACTACTCTCCCATATGGATAGGGGGGTTTTCCTCCAATCGCAATAGCTTTACCCATTTTGCACCGCCAACCACAGTTTAAATCTATCACAATTATTCTCTGCGCTGTACCTAGTTACTGCTGTGTAGAAGGTGTCTCGATCTAGCTCTCCCACTTCACCCTTCCACTGTAGCACATTCGCAATGTGAGATTCAAAGGTTGTTCCTCTTGGAAGTGACTGAATTCTACCCACTAGGAACACCTACAGTACACAGAAATCGGACCTCCACAACTGGCACATATTTCTTGTTCCTTTTCGTAGGGAGTAGCTGGCGGACTCGTGTCAATCCACGCTGCATCTTGAGGCTTAATTACTTGCTTTTCTGCTTCTCGTTCTTTGAGAAATTCTTCGGTTAGTTTTATCTTCTTTTTAGAGGGCATAAACGTCCTCTACTTTCGCATAGCCGACCGTCTTACGTTGCTCTAGATTCTCAGTTTCGGTTAGATCAAAGTCAGGAAATACCCCGAAGAGATGAACCCAATCACCAGTTACCTGTAGTACCTTGAATCTACCTTGCAAACCTGCAATTGCTACTTCATCATTGAACCTTAGTTTACGTTTCATTTGTAACAACCCAATTCAACATCTTATTAAAGGCCTCTTCAATTGCTCGGTATTTTACTCCAAAAGCTTCCATCTGCTCTAAAGTATAAACAGTAGTTTCCATTAGAGTCAAGGCCTGGAAAAGATTAACCCCGGCTGTATGAAGATGAAACTGAGTCTTGTTGAAATTTGCAGTACGGAGGCGCTTCTCTTCTACTTCTTGACGCTTAGCATTATCTTCTGCTTTCTGACGGAGAAGCATTTCTTCTCTGGCTTTGCGCTGTTCTGCATCAATGCGGAATTGTTCCTTAGCGAGAGTCAGCTTAGCGGCCGTCTCAGCCTCTCTAGCCTCCTCTTCGATGCGAGCTAACTCTGAAGCATTGGCGGCAGCGAGAGCAGCCCTAGCGGCCCTGTCCTGGGCAGCCTGTGCCTCACGCTCTGCCCGTAGGAGAGCCTCAGCCTGTCGACGCCCTGCCTCCTCGATCAGTCTAGCCTCTTCCTGCTGACGGGCTAGCTGGATTGCTCGCTGCTGCTCAGCCGCCTTACGCTTACGTTCTATTGCACGTTCACCAGCTTTGGTGAATTCAGTATCAATTTCATAAGCTTCTGCCCACGCTGTGAGGGCTGTTTCAGCCTCTTTGAGGCTGAGATGGCCATCACGTACCTGCATCCAAACCGATCCAGCCTCTTCATTGTAATTAGCTAGCGTTGCAGAATCCCGCAAAACTTTGTCTGCATGTCGAACTTTATCCTCGTCAACTTGGAACATACGAGCAGCTTGCCGGGCTGCTGTACCTGGAGTTCCAACGTTCGCTCCACCCATTCGTTCCTTTGCAAGTGGAGCAAAGACATCTCGCCAAACGTGGGCTGCTATCAACGCCTTTTGGTCACTTGTGATTTGGCGCCTGCATTCACCACTAATAACAATTCGCATAGGGTCCGAACTTAAAGGAAGGTCTTCATAGACCGGCTCAACACCAGCTTGTAAACAAGCTAGATAACGATTTCGACCATCAATAATCTCACCATTTAGAAGTGAAATGGGGTGTAGGAGTCCGTTCTGTCGAATGTCTTCAACGAGAGCTTCGAACTGAACGGTGGACATCATAGGAAGGAATTTGGCGTACTGATGGATCTCAGTCATTCGTTGTGACCTCAGTAATTGTCATAATTGGTTGACAGTCAGGATCTTGGGTGTTGTTTTTAACCATCTCAGAAACTATATGTGTCAATAAAGAAAATTGATTAGGAGTTAAATTAATTTCTATCTCTGCTTCGTAGCAACTATGGATGGTGATTTTATATGGAACCATCACCACCCTGCAGTCTTAATCTCACCATCTCGATTGCGGTTTCTGCACCTTAATACAATTACATCTTCATTTTGCATATCTAAGGACAGTTCTTCTGCATATTCCTGTGCTTGGCTGTGTGAAATGCAAGCGTCTGTTGGGTGCGTAAACATCTCACTTAGAAAGGTTTCACCATCTCGCTTGTACTGGACTATGTAAGAGAAATCTTGGTAACGGAGTTGGGTTAGACTATTCACTAATTGTCCTTCTTGTGGTTATAGTATGGATTTGTGAGCACCTGCTTGCGGTCTTATCCCATCCGAAAGCTACGGGAGTGTCTACTAACTTACTTGTAAGTTTTCCTTCCTTGGAAAGATGCATCTTATTTTCTTTCACTGATAAACTAATTTTTGCTGTGAATTGTTTCTGGCCTGCTTCTCGCCTAGCCTGGTTTTCTGCGGAGGCCTTGGGTGGCTGTCTGAAATTCTTCTTGTTACCAGCTTTAACTGATGTGTTGTTCGTTGGCTTAGGAGGCTTAGGCATTTCTTTCCTTTGTGAGATACTATAAGTCCGCACCCAGGGTGCTGCCCCCTGCTCAAAACCGTTTATAAGACGGCTTCCCACAACTGGTGAGATGATGCGGTTGTGCGTAGGAAATTAGCTGCCTACGCTCAGCCTTTACTAGCTTAGTAGATCGTGACAGCGCCCGAGAGCTACATTGCCAACTACATTTCCTGAAGAAAGAACCTGCATGGAAATCCAGGGATTGCCCCCTGCACCTCCAGCATTGCCCCCCTTGGGAACAACCTCTGCATGATCCAGTGTAACACCGAAGTCAGCAGTAGAAATAGCTCGGTGGACAACTTTGTTGATGTTATTGTCCAAATAGAGCAGGCCGCTAAAGCCGATGTGAGAGCCATAGCCGCCGAATTCTAGATTCGACTTCACACTTGAACACTCAAGTGCAGAGACATTCAGATTCGCATTGGCTGGAATCGAAAGTACTTGGTCAAGATGCTTGTAAGAAGTACCCTGAACACACCTGCCGAGCAAGATAGGTGCACCTAGGACAGCACCATTGTCATCGGTGAACTGGAATGAGATGTACGGATTACCGCCTACACCTTGACCCCAATACGATCCATTGTCAAAATGAATCGCCGGCTGCTTGGGAATCGTAAGAGTGCCATCAGTAATCGTTACACCAAACGGTGCATCAACTATATCTGTGATGTATTTGTGAGTGCCCTTGGCATTGTTCTGAAACACGAAACGAACAGCTGTGTCACCATACGCTAGTGTGCCAGAAATATTGATTGTTGGGCCAGTGTTCGAACAGTTCCAGTCAGCATCGAGAGATGCGTGAACTGGGATGTTGAAATTCTGGTTCACATTCGCTGAAGTTGCGCCTGCAGGACCTGCCCACCATGTGGCGATGGCAAGAACAACTACAGGAATTAATTTACGCATAAGTTTTACTTGTTTTCTTTCTGTTGGGGGGATAAAGCGGATTATTTTCTGGTTGGGATATGCAATGCCCTTTTCAGGAATGCTCATGCCCAACCAGAAAAATTGTTAAATGTCTTCGGCCTTGGTCAGATAACGAGCGCCTAGACCAAAAGCGCCAGCAGCAATGATTGCGAAAATAGCGCTCCAAGCCTGGTCTGATGTGCTCGTCCAACCCTCGTCAACCCATGTAAGGCTCACGAGAGTGTAGGCGTTAGCCACAGCAACTGCTAGAGCCAGAAGCATTGCGAATATGCGTACGAATTTCATTTAGTTTATCAACTCCCTTCTTAGTTAGATTTGATTTTGTAAAGGATTTGTCGGGATGCCGTATGCCCATTACGGGACCTGGTATGCCCTGACAAATCAATCCTCTTCAATTGGATCCTTGATGAATTCTCGCTCATCAAAGAGTCGGAGAACTTCGTAGGACATTGGATTCATGTCATTAAGCGCACACCATTCCAAGAAATCATCAACCATATCGGGATTCATGATTGGTTAATCTCCTCCTGCACGAGAGCTTGCAAATCGTTGATGGCTGCTTCGAGGATTTCAAGATCCTGGACGGACCAACTGGGATTCTGTTGATTGTCAATCCAACGCTGGAGCATTCTATGATGTTCCTGCAGCAGTGCTGTCATTGAATTTCCTTTGGCGGATAGTGTTCCCAATTCAATGGAGCTCCACTAGATTCACTTCGAAGCCGGAGTTCATGATACCCGTGTTTAATCAGAAATCCAGCGAGATATATTCCTCCCACTTCTTCCAACTCAGAAAGTTGAGGATCAGCAAATGTCATTCCTCCTGCTGTTCTCCCAATCTGAGGACCAATTACTTCACAAGTTTCACATTCAACTGCCCAGTAGCTACTCATTTTCAATCTCCCTTGCTCAAGTTGTATAGTAGCAGGTGTAACCGTGAGTGTCAAGAACTATTTGGCACTTGAAACAAGGTTTGCTGAGGACAGGTTCGTTCCTGCGATTGATTCTGGCGCAATAGACATCTGCCTTAGAAGGCCAACCTGCACGCTTAAGAGCAACTATCTCTGCATGGATTTGACAAGATTCCCACGGGCTAAAAGCCGGGTCTCCCTTTGAGATGTTAGTTCCAATTCCCACTACTCGACCGTGTGTCACAACCACACAACCGTGCCTCTTATGGCAGGTACTAGCTTCTGCAATTCGAATGGCCTTCTGAAGGAATTTATCGTGTCGCATTATTTATCGTTATTCATCGTTACGTAGATATATTTCAAAGAAATGTGCGAGACTAACTATAGAGTCACCTGATACTATCGGACGACCTTGATAAGTTTTGATAGATTGCTTTAAAGCTTCAAGCTGGGGATGTGTTCGGGGGGGGGGGTAGGGGGGGTAGGGGGGAGGGCGGCGGGACCTTGCTGCTCGCTGTGATCAGATGCGTGATCAGCATCGGATCGACCCCCAGCGGGGCAGGCGGTGGGTCGTCGGCCTGCGTAGGGTCGATCAGGTCGCAGGCACACGTATCGCAATGCCGAAGTCGTTCATCATGAGTAAGAATATCTTCACTCATCGTCGCCGGGGTGGGTTCCCTTGGATGCCATCTGCCGCTCGGCCCCAGAAAAGATCCGTGATGAAGCTCTTCAGGGCTCCGGTGTCGACACTACAACCTTGCTTTTCAATCCAGTCCATGATCTTGCGGTAATCACGTCCACTCATGAGTGCTCCAAACATTATTTTAGTCACTATCGTTTCATGGTTTCTGAAAATTTTATTTTTTGAAAATTCAGAATAACTAAACGCTCAATCTTTAACTAACGTAGGGGGCTGGGAGTGTATAGGGAGGGTCAAGGACAACGTACTCGGGCCAGTCTTCGACGGGTGTAATTTTAATAAGATTGTTGGCAATGAGCATCTCAAGGGCTCTTTGGAGTACCCGACGGGTCATCTCGGCCGAGGTCTGATTTCGATTTACAGAACTCAGTACTATTGAATCAGCAGCAAAGCATGCATTTTGGACAAGCATGTCAATAAGGTTTTCGGACACAATTTCCCCTCTTAACTAGAAGACTGTACTCTGCTGTCAATGTGCCAACAGTAAGTTTTGCAGTCGGGATTTACGCAGTGGAACATAACTTCGCAGTGTTTGAAACGTTTGCCTTCTTTACCACACCTTGGGCATGTGGTCATCTCCTGGGAGTTCACTTTCCTCCAATACTTTACGACTAACATCATTGATCATAAGACGGAGGGTGTCCTTCAGTTCATCGACTGAAGAAAACCCGTATAATGTTAAATCTTCTGATGAAACATACCCATCCAAGTCACCTTCTTCATCATAGAAGGCTTCAATTATCCCGTAAGTTCCGTTGTTATAATGAACAACTCTGTAATTCCAAGTCCCATTTGGCATCAGATCCCTTCCAGAGCTCTAATAGCTTCGAAAACACTGTATTCCATGTTCTCAACAAGATTAAGAACTGCAGTTGCGAACTGGTCGGAGTAGCCTGGATGACCTGCTGCTGAAAGGATTTCAGCAGGAGCGAGTCCCTTTCCCCAGAAAAACTCAATTCCGAGCTTGCGGTAAGTACTGTATGAAAGAAGCATTTCAATCTCCGTAATCAAATCCAGCGGGACGGGGACGGTTGTAGTAATCAGCTGGAGTGTTTGTGAGCTTAGGCAGCCCCCGTCGGTAAGCCTTCACAGCTTCTGCTGAAGTGCACATCTCGGTTTCCTTGTTGAGAGATTCGAGAACTTCTGCTTCTTTGAGTTGCTTGGCGTTCATGGTGGCTCCTTGTGGTGGGGAGTTGCTTCATTAACTAGAGAATAGCATGAGCGCAGTGAGCGGTCAAGAGAAGAAATTTGATTTGTCCGTTTAGTTCTTACGATGTCCGCCATCAATTAAGCGCTTTCCACAGACTGGACAAAGAGAAGCGAGACGCCGCTTCTCCATAGTTGCTGGATCCTTTAATCGAACTAACTTTTCATACTGCTTAATATCTTCGGGTTGCAACATTAAATTTCAGATGAGGAAGTCGATCTAGCCGGGGGTCTTTTATTTTAGATTTGTCAGCTAGTTTCTTCATACGTCCTCTTTATCAATAAAGAATCTCGAAGAATTTCAACAGCATTGGCAACAGGTGCGGGATAATCAGAAGTAGGAACACCTAAGTTACTAAGTGCTGCTTCAATTGCGTAAATCAAACGTTCTTCTATTGGAGGCAGTCTTAGTTTTAAACCAGTATCATGTATGAAAGCAAAAATATGTGAAGCGTTTTTACCTGGATCTTCCTCAGGTACATAAGCTTGAATTAATGCCTGACGAATAACTTCAAAAGCTTCTGGATGATGTCCAGCAGGTGTGATTTTAGCTTCTGTGATTCTCATTCATTCCCCCCTTCAGTCGTCATATCGACTCCGTATATCATGCATAGTTAAGCTTTATTCCTTCAATGGCTTCTGCTTCCTGTGCCATTCCGTGTGGTTAGCTTCGATATCTGGGTGGTCAATTATTGCAGATGAACACTCAGGACAGATGAGGAAATGCATGGCAACGCAAGGTAGGTAGTCCAATTTTAAGTCTTCTGACTTCACTTCCAACACTCCTTTGCAATTTTTAGTCGTTGAGTCCTTGACATGGATAGAAGAATTCTACCTAAGCGTGTTCCTTCTTCGTCTCCATACTCTATAGCTGAGTTAATACAGTATTGTACATTACTATCTTCTATATTAAAATCATCTAAAACAAGATGAAGACTTCCACCTGAATTAAATTCAGTTTGACGAACATAGCGTTTGAAATCCTCGATAACGTCTGATACAGTTAAGTTGCCTGCGCAATCTTCTTGGTGTTCTTCGTTCAACATTCTCCTTTAGGGTCTTCTAGGGTAGCACAGGAGTGAGGTGCCCCAGACACCTCACCCAACTAATCCGCTTCAATTATTTCAACGATTTGATACTCAACTTTGACCTTATGAATAGTTATTGAACTTAGCCAAGTTGATTCATTGATAACTCGTTCTAAACTATTTGCAAGTTCTTGGCTGTTATATGGCCCTTCTATTTTTTCAGGATAGTCAAGTAAGAACATTTCCTCAGATCTTAAAGGCAACATACATTCACAACCTACAAGATCCATTCCTTTGATTCTATTTGTCATGTAATAGTTAATCCTTGCTTGTCACGCTTAGCCCGAATTCGGTAACCATGAAGAGTAATTTCTTCGTGGAAAATCCACCAGTCATTGGATTCTAACTCTTGAATTGTTTTATCAGCCTCAGTCAGGTTGGTAAAGAACCCTTCAAAGACTTCATAAATCATTACTTAGCCAACTTCCTAATTCGAAGAATCTTCAAGATAATTGTGAGGAATTGATTAAAGGCTTTCATTCAGTGTTTTCCTGCTCGGGAGCCTGATCAATATGGCGAAGCCAAGGAGTCTTGGGAGAACGGACGTCAGGCTTGCCGTTTCGTGTCTTTTTCCCACCACGCTTTTCTCCCTTACGTGCACCAAGGGCAGTACTAAGTGTAGGAGGAAGAAGATGGACTGTTACCCCTGAAGGATAAAATCCAGCCTTATCATAAGCCTTAATCATCGCTTGTGTTTCTTTGGAGATGATGTAGCGCTTAATGTGATTACCATAATGAATCCGAGCAATAGTTGCACCAATTTTTACAGCAAGAGCACCATCATTAACTGTTCGCATAATGCCACGAGCAGCTACACAAGCTTCTGGATTTCTAGCAATTGCACCCTTAGAATCCCGTGGACGAGTTTGAAATTTAATCTCTTCAGTTGCATCGACAATAGGGACATTGGAATCAAGATTTCCATTACTCCAAACAGATTCTGCTGACATTTCCTAAACGCTCTCTTTCATTTTATCTTCGATTTGTGAAATTAACTGCTTAGTTTCTTCTAAATCTTCTTGGATTAGGGGGTAAACATCCACAGATAGTTGACTTATGATAGGTACCATTTCCTTGAGTTTCTGGTTAATTTCCTGAACGAATCCGTTCTTAGGAGGAACCCCGTCATTTACGCAGGTGGGGGAGGCATTCTGAGGCTGTCGGTTACCGACATTCGGTAACCCAAATTCCTTAAGCCACCCAGAAAATGTTTGTTGCTTAATTCCAAGTTTTCTAGAAAAAGATGTCGCATTAACAGTTACTACTTTTCCTCTAATCTTCTCGTCTGTCTCTAGTCCTTCGTACTTTTCAAAGAGGCGAACTACTCGTTCCCGATAACCCGTTGCAATGCCTTCATATTCTGATTGAATTTCTGACCATTTAATCATTATTTTCTCTGTCTTGTAGTTCTTTCCTTAGAAGGTAGCGGATAAATTCGCTGACGTTGGTGTCGTTGTTTACACAATGAATCTTGACCAGGCGCAGAAGCTCCTTGTCAATCATTATTGTGGTGATCTGTTGTCCAGGTGGTGCTTTGCTCATAGGACTACGTTACCACAGGCTATGGGTCCCTGTCAAGGGGGGTCGTCCTGGTGGGGGGGAAGGGCTCCCTGCCTCTTCCTGATGGGGGTCAGCCTAGCAAGGCTCGGGGCTCAACCGGTCGGCGGAAGGGAGGGACCGCCAAGCAGGAACTCCCGAGCCATGCTAGACTGAAGGTCTACCGCTTGCCTTGGGCGGTAGCCAGGTGAGGTTGGCGCCTCTCCTGCCTTCTAAGTATAGCATACGGAAAGGGAGGACCAGTGGCTCTAGCGGATCCTCGTGGATTAATTTTCGCAAAACAAATTTCTGAGTGGGGTTGGAAGATAGCTCCTGGATTCATCTCTAAAGCTGGAGCCAAAGTTCCTCTTTGTGGTGATTGGACCAAAAACGCAACAAAGAACGTTACGCAGTTAGAAAAATGGTGGGCTTCTCGTCCTTGGTTGTGGCCGGGTGTAGTTTCTGGAGTGGGGAGTTGTTTAGTGGTTGATTGTGACAAACCAGATGCAGTAGAACTTTTCTTAAGTTGGGGATTTGAAAAAGAAGATTGTCTGTCTTATCACACCCCCGGCAAAGGTGGAGGATTACATGCTATTTGGAATTGGCCTTCTTATTTAGATAAAAACTTCGGACAAAAGAGATTTGGATTGGAAACGGGAGGTTCAATCCAATTCCGTGGAAATAATCATTTCACAATGCTTATTGGATGTCAACGTTCAGATGGAAAGTATTCACTGATAAATACCCCGGATAAACCTTCTGAGTTTCCTAGAGAATTGTGGGATAGACTTCCAACTGAGGGTTGGACCTTTACAGGAGAAGGCAATTCAGGGAACTCTGAGGTTAAGAGTATTTCTCCAGAAGATGTTTGGAAAGCGGCTCCTTATTTCGATGGACGTAAAAATACCTTAGCCGGGCTTGCATGGTTTTTAGTGTCTGCTGATTGCTATTCAGACTCTGAAGTTTTGAATTGGTGTTTGTCTTTTGGTAGAGAGTGTTGCATTCCTGAGCTTGATGCGGAAGTTTGTGAGAAAAAAGCACAGTACGCTATTAATAGGTGGGCAGCAGCAAAAGAATCTTCACGCCGAATGGAACAAAAATGGGGAACACACGCTCAGCGGGGTAGTTTGCTAGAAATAAATCGTGAAAGGATTTTTTAGGTGAGGAGTGATGAAGAAAGAAAAACGGATGATCCAAATCTAGCAGAGCATCAATTAAATGAAGCTGGAACCGCAGAAATGTTAGCTGAAGATTGGAAAGATAGTCTTAGATGGTCTGAAGAATTAAATCGCTGGTTAGTCCGGAGAGATGGAGAGTCAGTCTGGCGTCCAGATGTTTTAGTAGAACGAACGGCAAAGGCTGTTGTAACCTGTTCTCGAAGAAAGATAACATGGGGTTATGAACGTTTTTTAAAGCCTACCTTTATAAGGAATGCTTTGGAATTCGCAAAGCCTTGGTTAGCAATAGATCTTTCTGAATTTGATACAAATCCTTGGGCTTTGAATACGCCTGTAGGGGTAATTAATCTTTTGACCGGTGAGCTAATTCCGTCTGATCGGGTTGTGGGGCTTTATCGCCTTCAAACTCGTGTTGCTTCGGATTCTAAATGCAAGACTCCTAAGTGGCTAAATCATCTACAAATAATGTGCCATGGTCAACAGGAATATATTGATTACCTTCAGTTATTGGCGGGGATTACTCTCATTGGAGATCAGAATCTTAAGCCTCATCTGTGTCCTCAATTAAATGGGCTTGGTAGGAATGGCAAGGGAGTTTTTTTACAGGTACTTGCGTGGGCTTTGGGAGATTACGCTAAAAACGGATCAACTAGGTTGTTAACAACAACTGAGAATGCACACACCACAGAACAAGCTAGTTTGTGTGGGAAAAGAATGGTTATAATTGAGGAAGTTAAACGGATTAACAGTTCGATCCTAAAAGATCTTACAGGTGGTGGTATGATAAGTGCTCGTAAAATGCGAGCAGACGATCAAGAAATTCTAAAGACATGGACCATCTGGTTTAATAATAATGGGGCAATGCAATTTAGTGGAGACCAATCAGATGGGTTGTGGGATCGAATTCCAACCATAAGTTTAGGAGAAGGAATTCCTGAAGAATTTCGAGTAGCTGATTGGACTGAGCAAGTTAAAGAGGAGGCGCCGGGAGTTTTGTGGTGGGCTCTGGAGGGTTTGAAGCGGTACTTGGAGTTGAAAGAAAATGGTTTGGGTATTGTTACGCCTAGTTTTGTGAAGAAGGCTGTCTTAGAGCGTCGCAAAGATGCGGATCCAATTAAAACTTATTTGTTGGAATTTTATGAATTTGACAAGGATTCGAAAGTAAAGGCAACGGTGTTTAAACAAGGACTTAGAGATTGGGCTGAAGGCACTGGGGAAGGTAAAGTAGGGGGTCAAAGGATGATTTATGACCATTTAAGAAATGCCTTAGGCTTAACTATAGAGGAATCTACAGGAGGTGTGTTTTGGATCTTTGGTCTTCGGAAGAAAGAAATTAGCCTTGCGGAGTTGGGTTCGGAGTGGGAAGGGAGGAGTTGGAATTGAGGACAAAAGGTGTAGTCCACTTGGAAAAATGGCCTCTGACCTGCTATAGTGGAGTTGAGAGTGGTAAAGTGGAGTTCAGGGACTGTATAGACAACGTATGCGCATGTGCACGCATGCAGGTGAGAATCTCGGGCTTATGTAAAAGTGAACTCCACTCCACTCGAAAACCACTTTGGGAGGGTAAAGGTGCTGGTCAGAGGGTATTTTTGAGCTGGAAGGGGCATTTTCGAAATCCCCTGAACTCAAAAGGGATAAATCTGTTAAGGTTGGGGGGTGTAAGGGTATGAGCGGTCCCAAGCCCCCGTCACGGACCGAATTGGTAGCAATTGACCTGAAACAGCGAGCGATTGAATTAGCTCGTTCCGAGACTGAATCGCTTGTTGCGGAGACAACGTATAAAGTGGTAAAGGTTCTTGTTGGTGCTTTGGATTCGGATGATGAACGGATTCGGTTGGATGCTGCTAAGACGCTGTTGGATAGATTAATGCCTAAGCTAGCCTCGGAGAAGTTGAGTGGAGGGGATGAAGAAGTTGTGGAGACTGTAGATAATCAGTTGTTGATAGATGAGATTAAAGAGATAGCTCGTGGACGACAAGCTTCTTAGGGGTAGTTGTCAGATAGGTAAGTCGGTTGTTGAGTGGACCTTTACAAGGGAGGAACTGATGGACTTAGTAGGTAAGACGTGCAAAGAGAAGTTGGAGGAACTAGGAATAAGGCGGCTAGGACAGCGAGTTAAGATATGTTCGGGTAGGCATGCTGGTGTTGTTGGAGTTGTAGAGTGTATTAACTGGGAGAGTGCAGAACTTCGGCTGGAAGGGTTAGGAAGGTGGTTCGGGCCTGGTTTCTTTCTAGTGTTGGATCCTGATTATTCGGTGGTGGAGAGGAAAGTGTGGGAAGGTCCGGTTAATGTTGTTCCTCGTAAGTCTAGGGTGGAGTGTGTTACGGATGTTGTTAGTGTTACTAAGGGTTTTCTCCCACGGAGAATTAAATAAAAATATTGTTTAGTGTTAAATACTGTCAGTAAGTTAATAGAATGTTGTTTAGGAGAGGTTTTGGGGGAAGGTGAATAGGGTTGTAAAAGGGTCCGTGAGTGGTAAGGTGCTGCGCCTCTCTCAAGACGCTCCAAAAATTCCAGGATTTTTACCCCGTAGAATTTCTTAATTTCCAAATTAAGATTTTTCCAAATATTCCTTTAATTAAAAAGTCAAAAATTCTGTGGCGAAAAAAATTTTGAACTCGGCGATATCCTCTTATAGGAAATTTTGCCTGTCCCCACCAACTCCCCAACTTGGTGGAGTTTCCCCACCCCGGCATAGCTCCGCCCCGCCGTTGGCTCGCCGCCGCCGGAGCGTGCTCTGCCCCGCCGTCGACACCGGGATACCCCGCCCTAAGGCTGCTCTGCCGTCTCGCCACCGTGGGATGCGTGAAGGTAGGTGCGTGTCCTGGGCGTCTGTAGCCTCCTCTCGCTGGCTTCGAGGTTGGGCGTGCTGCCTAGGGGCCGCCCCGAGGGGCGAGGCTTAGGCGGGCGCCTACGGGAGTGCTGGTGGGGAAGGTTCTTCCGTAGCGCCTATATGAAGGATGACAGCCCGGCTGTGGAGTAGATAGAGAACTGCGACAGATATGCCCCAGTTCATTGAAAACAGGTTCTTGACAAAATCAAAAACGTTCGAACGCCGGTTTTTGCGAAACGGGCCGGAGGCGAAAATCGCAGAACGGCGTTGGAGCGGAAAGTGAAGAACGGCGTTGGAGCGAAGATTCTTCTAGGGCAGCGGTAGATTTCCATTGACTTCGGATAGGCGTTCGTGGTTCAATCATGTTGTGAACAAGAACGTAGAACTCAGCCCCCTAACCTCCACCACATGGGTGAGTGCCGATTGGCGCTACGTGGTTGAGATGGCACCGACCTACAGCGAGCCCTACGCCGTTACGGACAAGGGCCGGCTGGTCGGTACCTTCGCTTCATTCGAGGACGCTGCAGCGTGGCTCAGCCGCTTCGACGCCGGTGAAGTGAGGGCTCAGTCCTAAGCAGGAAAAGGCGCTCAAGTTCACGAAGTGAGATGCCGATAACAGAGGTGAAGGGCAGCACCGAGGAGGAGAGTCCCGAGGGATCTCCAAAGCCGAGGTTAGTGGGAAGCCGAAAGTCTGGGAGAGCAGGGTGTCCAGGCAAATACGTAGGGACCACACTCGATCCTCCTCGGTCCTGCTCTGACGAGTCGCCACCTAGAAGGAGAAGGAAACCGATGTTCACCCAGATCCCGCAGGTCCCCTCAGGTTCCATCGTCACCGTCGAAATCGTTCGGAACGGCATCACGGTCCGCAGGACCGGTCCCGTTGCCGCACAAACCACTACGTCGATCACGCTCCGTACCGCTGCTGGTCGGATGGGGCGTCCCATCTACTTCCCTCGCAACGTCAAGGTCGTCGGGTACGTTGTTCCTTCGGAGGCTTGAGATGCTCATGCTGCCTACCGTCCACTACGTCAACGACGACCAGACCACTGCCTACATCACACCGATTTCCGGGGCAGTTCGCCTCCGTGTGGACTTCACGCCGTTCATGAGTCGAGACGGTAAGCCTTCCGTTTGGATTCACGCCGAGGGGCAGGATGTTCTGGAGATTCAGGTGGTTGCGTGATGGATCCGACAACCGCATTGATGAACCTTCGAGGGATTGTGTCCGACCTTCACAACCCCGCTCGAATCGAAGTAGAGGGACTTGACCGCCTTGCTTATGACTTCGCCGAAGTCTTCGAAGCGCTTGACAACTGGCTGTCCCGTGGCGGTTTCCTGCCCGAGCAGTGGAAAGGGGTCGAGAATCGAATTTGGCGATAGATAAGTCTGATTCTCGCTCAAGTGCATCTAGCGTTCTGCCGATAACTGTGGTTAGATGCACTTGAGCGAAAGGAAACTCCGAATGAACCGCAACGTCTCCACCATGACTCACGAGGAGTTGGTACAACTCCTCCTCTTCTCCGACTGTCCCGTAGCCCGAGAGACCGCCCGCACCGAACTCCGAGCCCGCCTGCTGCACACAACCGAGGGGAAGTAACCCGATGCTCGTTCGCCGAATTCTCACTGCTGCCGTTCTTCCGATCATCTTCCTCTCCGGTTGTTCAAAGACTAGTGGTTCGACGGAACTCACCAGGGCCGAGTGTGTTGTCCGTGCTAGTGATGCTTCAGATAGCTTGAGCGCCGTCGCTCGAATGTCAAAAACAACGAATCCTTCTTCGTCCTACGCTGTTCAAAACCTCTTGCGTGAGGGTAGGGAAGCAGTGGCGCAAGGCCGTTCGTTGGTTCGTGATTGCCAGATCCTGGGAGACACTTCCACCGTCGAAGCGAACCTTGACACGGTCGACCGGACCATGGCCCTGCTTGATGCCCTTTCCTGAAACGCATTACGAAACGAGCGGGTCGAGTTCAACGATACACGTTGAGCCGGCCCGTCTCGCTTTGTAGGTGGGTGCACTAAACTCAAAAAATATTATTTTCCACCCCAAACCAACTTACTCATCAGTAACACACTCATGCACTCCACCCTCAATCCGTTCCCCTACCCTAACTTCCTTCTCACACCGACCGCAAAACCCGTACTCACAACCCCACGCACACCCACCTACACCATAATCTACACTCTCAGGGTTCATTTCAAACACGATCTCGGTTTTACAATACGGACACACGTTACCCAATTCCAATCCGGTAGAAAAACTTCTTGAACCAATCCCAAATAGGATGCGGAAACTGAGCCCGCCTGTGGGTTTTGAAATCTTTTCGAGCAGCCCAGCGTGCCGAACCGTAAGTTCCTGCGCAACCAGGGTGAAGGTAGAGAAACTGATTCCGCTGATTCCGCTGATTCCGCTGATTCCGCTGATTCCGAGGCATTCTTCCTAGCTCCTCTGTGAGTTTCCTAATTTCTTCCTGAGGGAGGTTGAACCACTCACCTCCATTTCTTATTCTATACCTCTCCAACCGAGAATGCAACTCTTTTTCCACAACATAAGGACAACTAAACACCCCGGCCGCCAACACCCGCAACTCAAGCCAACTCCCCGTTTGCAGTTCCACAAGCCGACGTTCCAAATCAACGGTTACTCCTATTTTTACCGCTCTCGCTCCACCGCCTTCCAAAACCGCAGGACCTATTAAGTACACATAACCGCTCATTCTTTAATTATAACAGAATAACACCCCGGCCACAACTCAAAGGCGCCAAAAGGCGCAACCAAAAGGTGCTATACTGTTGCTGACCGCCGACAGAACCGGACAAACCTTATGGAACAGCTAGACCTAAACAAAGAACTTGAGGCCAAGCTTAAAAAACTCCCGGCTGAAGATCTTCTGTTCTTGAAGTGGCACTTGATGCGGCGACCTAACCAAACCTTGCCGAATCCAATTCCTTACATCTGGTTTTTGTGCGCTGGACGTAATACGGGGAAAACCCTGACCGGCTCTTACTCAGTTCTAGAATCAGCCCGTTCTCTTCCAAACCGTTCGGATTGCCGAATTGTAAGGGTTGCGCTTGTTTCTGAAACTTTCCGAGACGTTCGATTGACGATGCTCGAAGGCGCAACCGGGTTAGTAACAATTATTCCTGATTCAATGATTATCAACTATAACCGCTCGATGGGTGAGTTAAAGGTTAGATTCCAAACGCCTTTCTATCGAGAAGTTCACTTTTTTGCGTATTCTTCGGAAACCCCAGAACTATTAAGAGGCCCGGCTCATCACATTGTTTGGTTAGATGAGGTAGCGAAGCTAAAAGATTCTCATGAGAACCCAATTAAGGAAGGAACCACTTGGAGTAACCTTTTGATGGGACTTCGAGAAGGACCCTCTCCTCATATCATTGTAACAGGTACTCCGGAGAATAGCAAATTAGTAAATTACATCGAAAGCCACCCAGAAACCGTTATAGTTAATATGGGAACGTTTGATAACGCTGCTAATGTTCCTGAAGCTCAACTAACAGAACTACGCCGGCTAGACCCCAACTCAAAAGTTTACAAACAAGAAGTTCTAGGTTTAATTGTTCATGATAACCCGGATGCGCAATTTAATTTAGATAAAATCAATGAAAATCGAAAAGATTTCACAGAGGACCTAGAAAACCTAGAAAACCTAGAAAACCTAGAAAAAACACTCTTAGTGCTCGGTTGGGACCCTTCCGTTTCAAATAATGAAGATTTGGATGAAGCTGGCATAATTTTAGCTGCTTCACGGACGCAGTCCGTGAAGAATGAAGAAAATCAAGTAATTAAACAGACAGATGCATATGTTTTGGAAGATTTTAGCGATTTTATGACTCCAACCCAACAATCTAACAAAATTGTACAGATAATTTTTGAAAAAGAGGTGGATGAACTCGTTTTTGAACAAAATCAGGGTGCTGGATTCATTATGACGCAACTTTTTAACGCAATTGGGTACTATTTAGAGATTTTAGGCGTTAAAAATGAGGTTTTTAAGAAAGAATTGAAGGTAAAAAGAGAGAAAATTGGGGCTGTGCGACGGTGGAAAGTAACGACACCGTTGCATAATTTTATCGTTTGTACAGTTCACGCAAAACAAAATAAGCAGACTCGTGCAGGAACTGCGAGTCTTCAATATGATTTTGGACGGGTACATCACCCAACCCAGCCATTAAGTAAGCTAGAAGATCAGATGGTTACGTGGAATCCTACGAATACTAAACACTCCCCGGATAGGATGGATGCCTTGGTCTACTGCATTCTAAATATTTTCGGATTCGAACACTCATTAGCTCGGACCAGGCGTGCTATACTTGCGGCGCCTCCCAACCCCCAGCAGGAAGGGCTAGGCGCCGGGCGAGAGATGAGCAAAGGTGCAAGGATATACAGCCTTGATTTTGAAAGAGACATAAGAGAGGGAGCAAGAATCTACAATGACATTTCTAGTTCTCGTAATCCTTACGCTAGCCGTTTACCGAGTGACTAGATTTTTCTTATTCGATACGCTGATTAAAAGTGAACGTGTAAAACTCCATACATTTCTAACTAAGGGCGAACGGGTCAATAGCTGGTTTTTTCAAAAGTTGTATGAGTTAACAAGTTGCAGTTGGTGCTTCGGAATTTGGGTTGCGCTTGTTTTAACTTCATTTTATTTCTGGGAGTGCCCACTAGATTGGACACGGGAACTCTGGGTTTTCTTTGCAGCGGTTGCTGGTGGTGCTGGTCTCCTTCACGCTTTCGAGCCTAACGAATCAGACTGAAGAGTGACACCAGAAATGGAAAAAGCGAAGACAGCAGCATTTCTAACGCCTGTTGATATTTCGCTTTTTAAACTGCGTCATGGGGAAAATCCAGTTCCGGTAATTAATGAATTAGTTGCAAAGGTTGCAGAACTTACTCAGAGGGTTCAAGTTCTTGAATCTTATTTGATAGGTGATGGTAAATAAATGGGTTTAACAAGAACACCTAAACCTAAAGAGCAAGAAAGCCTCCAAGCAGCGGTAATGCCGCTTAAGAGTACTAGTAAAGACGTCTATCTTTCTAATAGGGAGATGGACTTAATTGTTAATTCAAGTTTAGATAAAAAGGTTGAATTAGCTTGGTACTATTACGAATCAGTTCCTGAATTACGTTATATCATACGCTATATAGCAAATGCTGTAAGTCAAGCCAGGCTTTATGTAGGACGAGTTACATCAGACCCCACAAACCCAGAGATTTTAAAAGAAAGCCATCCAGCTAGTCAACTGCTCGAAAGTTTCGCTGGTGGAATGGTTGGTCAAAGTGAAATGCTTGACCAACTTGCTGTCCAATTGACATTAATTGGGGACAGTCGAATTGCAGGTCCGAAACAAGGGAAAAACGCTCCAGAACCATTTGATAAATGGAACGTCTTTTCAATCAATGAAATAGTAAGTAGGAATGGGCAACTTTTCTATACTACAGCTGATGGTAGAGAATTACCGCTTCCAAATAATGTTAAGGCCTTAAGAGTCTGGAGGCGTCACCCACGAAATAGGTGGCTAGCGGATAGTCCAACTAGAAGTAGTATGAGGGTTCTACGTGAAATTGACATGCTTGATAAGCATGTTAATGCAACAGGAACAAGTCGGTTATCGGGTGCTGGTTTACTTCTACTATCAGATGAAATGTCATTCCCTGTGAATGAAGTTGAAACTGATGGTGTTGAAACCGATAATTTTGTAAAATTTTTTGCAGAAGTTATGTCAATAGCTATTAAGAATCCTGATAGCGCTGCCGCAAGAGTTCCTATCATTGGTCAAGGTTCAGCAGAAGCTATCCAAGCCGCTCGTTATATGACCTTTAGTACTCCATTTGATGAGCAAGTCCCGGAACTGCGTCAGAAGGATATACGCCGACTTTCGTTAGGAATGGACATTCTTCCTGAAATCTTATTAGGCTTCTCAGACACTAATAGTTGGGGGAGTTGGCAATCTGACGAAACAACTCAGCGAATCCATATAACTCCACTTCTTCAGATTATAACTGGCGCTTTGACTATTGGCTGGTTGCGTCCTACGCTTCGAGAGCTTCCTCTTTCTAAAACGAATCAAGATATGATTGATTCGCTTGTTATTTGGTTTGATCTTTCAAATCTTCGAGTCAAGCCAAATGTTACTGAAGAAGCTCAGAATATGTATGACCGATTCGCAATTGGTCAAGATACGTTAAGGCGCGTAAGCGGCTTAACTGAGAGTGATTCACCTACGGGTGAAGAACTGGAACTTCAGATTCTTCTTAAACTGATTGAAAATGGTAATCCTCAACTCGTAGGCTATGCGATTGATGCGTTAACCGCAAAAGGTGTTATTAATCTTCCTGATGCAACTGAAGCTAATGTACGTTCGGTTGTGCGGTCTGAGGGTGCTCCTCCAACAGGAAGCCAGCCTGGTACGTCTGAAACGCCTAACGGGCTGCCAGGTGACAGGTCTTTTGATAAAACAGTGACAATTCCTGTGAGTGATCCAACAAATCCTGATCCTCATAATAATCATGCGGGGGCGGTGGGTAAATAGTGCCGTGGGAAATAGTAAAACGGGACGATAAATACTGTGTGGCCAAACAGGACTCTGGGTCAACGGTTCCAGGCGGTTGCCATGACTCGAAATCAGATGCGGAAAGTCATCTTCGAGCATTGTACGCTGCTGAGCCTAAATTGAGTTTTGATGCTTCTGGGCATACTAGCACAGTTTTAGCTGTAATTCCGGAAAATCCTTCACAATTTGCTGTTGAAGGTGGAGATGCTCCTGAAACTTTACATGTGACTCTTAATTTTCTTGGCAAGGAATTAGCGGATGATGCCAAAGAATTCGCTAAGAAAAAAGCTAAGAAAGTGACTAGTCGTCATAAGCCACATAAAGCAAAAGTATCTGGATACGGAATACTCGGTTCAGATCAGCCAGCAGCTACGGTTTTATATCTTCAAAGTAATGAATTAGTTGCTATGCAGCAAGATTCTGCTAATGAGTTGTATGGGTACGGGTATGAGTATACAACTCCGCATCCAAATTATATTCCTCATATGACTTTAGGCTATGGAGTTCCATTAGAACTTGCTGCTCAATTTCATGGTCAAGAAATTAGTTTAAATCAACTTGCTTATGCAAGTGACGGTTTAGCAGAAACTTATATGCTTGGTGAAGAGTACGAAGATTCTCCTGAAGTTGGAATTCCTTGGGAAGGTCCAATTGCGTTTGAAAAAACTCCTACAGGTGATGGTCGCTTTTTCGAAGAAGATAGTATTGTTTGGGATGAGGCTGATCTTCCCATGCCCTTCCGCTGGCAACGAGTATCGGCAGAAGGGCATCAACAGTCCGTCACGATTGGTCGTGTAGACGATATTTGGAAAGATGAGTCTATCGTAATGGGAAGAGGGGTTATTCTTCCTATCAATGAGGAAGCCTATGAATATCTTAACCTTTTAGAGTTCGGTGCTGCTGGTGGAGTTTCAGTTGATGGGGATGACTGGAAATTAGCTGAAGTCATTGATCCAACACAGCCTTTACCTGAATTACAAATTTTTACTAGGATTCGAATTCGTGGTCTAACAGCAGTTTCAACTCCTGCATTCAAGGACGCTCAGATTTCCTTGGTCTCCTCAGGGGTGGACAAATGCGAAACCGACCCAGAACCCAACATGAACGAGCCTGTCCATGCTACTATGGAGCCGATGGTTGGTGGGCCACTCTCAAATGTCTCTGTCGATTCTATAAAGGTAGGAGATGGCGTGGGCGAATTAGTTGCTAATCGAGCGGAGGTAGTAGGTGCCACCGGCACCGGCAGTACCAGTTCAATTACGATTGGAATTGGGACTAAAACTTCAGCTAATTCTTCAATTGCGATTGGTAATACTAATTCGACAATTAGTGATTCAGCAGGAACTTATTATATTCCTGAAAAACGTGGTACTTTAATTGCTGCTGCAACAAAGAGTGAGGGGGATGCGGGTAACTTTCCTGCATCTGATTATGCCTACGTACCAGATCCAGATAAGCCATCAACTTGGAAACTCCGTCTGACTGCAACTCCAGGTGGCCCTCCTGATGCTCGAATTGTAGGCGCAGCAATTGCAGCGCTTGGTAAGGGATTCAGGGGTAATAAAGTTCAGATTCCTGCAGAAGATTTACCTGCTGTTAAAGCTAAAGTGCGAGCGGCTTGGAAGAAAGCCAATCCAGACAAGGAGCCTGAGGATATGCCAGACGTAATTAAGGCTTCTGCTGAAATGGAAGCTCTTAATCTCAAAAATCTATCTTCTGCATTGAAAAATATAAATGATGTTATTGATGCTCTAGAAGCAGAGCCACCCAAGGTTGCATCGGCATTATCAAATGCTCGTGATACTAAAAAAGCCATTGATAAAGCCATTGATAGTTATCCAGGTGGAAGTAAGGTTATTTACCCTGTTAGAGTTGTAAAATCTCCTCCGCCTTCTTCGCCTCCACCAAGTATGTCTGCATCAATAGGTTTGGATCTACCCCCAGCAGATTGGTTTACTTTATCCGAATTTAATGAGCCAACTCCATTAACGATAACTGACGATGGTCAAGTTTATGGGCATCTCGCTCTGTGGGATACTTGTCACATTGGTATGCGTGATTGTGTGACTCCTCCAACTCAAGATGATTTTTCCTTTTTCCATCTTGGTGAACTGAAAACCCAAGAAGGCGAATCTGTTGCTGTTGGTCATATCACTTTTAATACAGGTCATGCTGCATTTGAAAGTGACCCCTTAACGGCAGCTTCTCACTATGATAATACAGGTTCTGTGGGAGCAGATATAGTAGCTAGCAATGGGTCACATGGGATTTGGGTAAGTGGTGCCATTCGTCCTGGTGTTTCTGATGAGGATTTGCGCACACTTCGTAGTGCTCCTCTCAGTGGAGATTGGCGCAGGATAGGGAATCAATTAAGGCTTGTTGCTGCTTTAGCAGTAAATACGCCTGGATTCCCTGTAAGCAGAACTAAAGTTCTTGTTGCTGGTGGGCAACCTGAAGTTCTTCTCTTCTCAACAGTTCCTTCAGATGTAAAACAAGCTCAAACTGAAGGACGTCAGAAGATTAAGAACCGTATCTTCAAGTCGATTAATAAGGAAGGAAACTAGTACGTTGGGGTGCAACTGCGGAAAAGGAAAAACAACTACTGTAACTGCGAGTGGTGAGCGCAGACAAACTGTTTATCGGGTAGTGCTTGCGAATGGTACGGTTCATTCGGAGCATGACAACAATCAACTAGCCCGGCTTGCTGCTAATGCATCCGGTGGTCGTGTAACCGTGACAAGCAAAGTTGTAAGTAATGTCTAACCAAAAGGTTAGTGACAGCAAACTGCGGAGGTGTGTTCTTTATGTTTGAAATGCCCAACGATATCTCAGGGTTGGCTGTCAATGACCTTTCTGGTCTATTAGCCAGTGCCACTGAGGAATTCAATTCCCTAAATACATCTGAAGACGTTTCGGATGAAACGCTTGCTCGTATGGCGAGTCTAGCAGATTCAATCGAGACTCTTAATGGTAAAATTACAGAACTTTCTGCTGCTGAAACTGTAGAACTTGCTGTTGAAGAGCCTGTTGAAGCTACTGTTGAAGTAGCAGAAGTAGTTCCTACTGCTGTAGAGCGTAAGGCAGCACTTGCTAGTCGAGTTCCTGCTCTTATAGCTGCTGGTATTTCACAACCTAGTACTACTTCACTTGTGATTCCTGAAGCTAAGCCGTTAGTTACTATTACGGCTGCTGCTGATGTCCAGGGTTTTGCAGGCCAAGCTCTAACAGTTGATACACTTTCTCAAGCAATTCACATGCGTGCTCGTCGCCTTGTGAACAGTCCAGGCCGGCGTGATATCAACCCAGTGGCTAGTATTCAAAAATACTACGCTCCCGAGTATGACCTTACACGGTTTAGCATGGGGTCTTCAGATTCTGCTCTAGATGGTGCAGATGTCTGGGACGCAATTGCTAAGGGTACAACTCCTAATGCTCTAACGGCATCTGGTGGGTGGTGTGCCCCTAGCGAAACACTCTATGACCTTTTTGAAGTAGAGTGTACACGTGATCAGCTTTTCATGCTCCCTGGGTTCCGTATTCCCAATAACCGTGGAGGGATTCGTTGGCCAATCTTCGTACCCCATGACGAGGACTTCGATCCTAGTTGGGTGTGGACCGAAACTGACGATATTGTAACTTCAGGTACAAAGCCTTGTATTCTAATTCCTTGTCCTGAGTTTACTGAGTGTCGTGCAGATGCTGTTGGTATCTGTATACAAGCCGGTAACCTAATGAATATTGCTTATCCTGAGCAAATTCGTTGGTTCGTTGCTCGTGCAATGCGTGCATGGGAACGTGCGAATGCCCTTCGCCAGCTTAACATTGTTATTGCAGATAGTGTTCCTGTTGTACTAACTGCAACATTCGGTGCTGCTTCTGCAATAATTTCCGCCCTTCTTCTTCAGGCTGCTGATTATCGGGAAGAGAATGGCCTTTGTTGCGGGGAGCGCCTTGATGTTATCTTCCCTTGCTTGGTTTCTGACCTAGTTAAGGCTGATATTGCACGTCAAGATGGAACACTTTCTATTGGCAATCTTCCTAGTGATGCAGATGTTCGTGCGTGGTTTGCTGCTGCTAACTTAAACGTTACCTTCATTAACCACTGGCAGCGGATTGATAGCACTCCTCCTGCAACTACTTGGCCTGCTAGTGTTCAGTTCCTTCTTAGCTATCCTGGTAGCTGGGTGCGGTTCGATAATGGCCGTTTGGACCTTGGGGTTATTCGTGACTCGGTTCTTAACGCTACTAACGACTTTACCCTACTTTGGTTCGAGGAATTCTATTGCGTAGGTCGCAGGGGTCCACAGAGTCGGATCGTGACTGTTCCTACTTGCCCACTTGGTGAGGTTGGCGGTCGTAATCCTTCTAGTGGTGAAGTTACTTGTCCTACTCCTTAATTTAGTGGGTTTGGGGGAGGGGTTCATTGTGGAATCCCTCCCCCCTCACTCTCAGCCTTTGAGAGGAGGCTAAATAATGCTGATTCTTCCAGGTTTAGTTCTTCCAGGTCCTAAACCTGAACCCACTAAATATGGCTTGTTTTCAGGACTCCAGTCACTAACTCGTCCTGGGGATATTCATTGGCGCACTGGTGTCCAAGTTGAATCATCTTTTTGTTCAGATTTGGACTCTACGCTTCTGAGTTGTCCTCCAGATGATGTACCAAAAAGCTTCGAAGCGGGGCGTGATTTTTGTCAGTCCGACCCGTTCATAGTTTATTCTAGCCTTCAATGTTCTCCAGTAGGGTTTACTGCTGGTCGATTCTATGAAATTGTGCGAGAACGTTATGAAGCTAGTGTAGAACGGGCTGTTGAAACTATCTTCTGGACAGGACAAACTAGCGCCGGTGCAGTTAATCCTAGTCTCGCATTCGGCAATCCAAGTTGTGGTCTAGTTCCTGTTGATCTAACACCTGTTGAGGGTGCTGTTTCCCCTGCATGTGCGGTCGGATTCTTAGAGTCTGCTCTTGCTAATTGTTGGCCTGGTCCTGGTGTTCTTCATATGAATGCAGGTGCGTTAGCGTTTTTAGATGCTAGCTTCCTTGTGGAAAATGGGCACACAGAACTAGGTTCACGAGTTATTGCTGGTGCAGGTTATCCAGGAACAGGCCCAGCTAACGTAGCTGTAGCTGATGATGAGACTTGGATTTTCGCAACTTCACAGGTAGTTGGTTGGAGAGGCGATCCATTTTTTAATCCACCTCTATTTCCTGAAGCAGTAGATCGTGATATCAACGATGTTATTGTCAGGTTAGAGACTGAATGGGCTTTCTCATTTATTTGTTGTATTTATGCTATTCGCATGCTGTATTGTGCTGAATAAATTCATGGAGGTGGATTACCATTCCTACACAATGCTTCAAATCACTGCAGGGTCTTGCTCTTCGAGTTACGAGATTGGATGATTGTTGCAATCCCGTAGAAGGTCTTTGTTCAACAGTTGTAAGTGAATCTTTTATTACTGCAACTCTTACCGCTGAACTTGAAGATCCAGATGAATTCATTGTTAAGTTAGCTAATGGTCAGCTATGTATTAATGAAACAGGGTGTGCAACTCTTAAGCGGTATACAGTAGCGCTTGAAATTTGTAATGCTGACCCTGATATGTTTGAGATTATCTCAGGTGTTAATACAGTCCAGGATTTCGATAACAATGCTGTTGGTTTTGAGGTTGATCATGATCTCAGCGGTTGTGATACTCGTTTTGCTATTGAATTCTGGACTAAGGTTCCATCAGATGTTTGTGTAGCGGGACAAGGTCAGCAGTATCTCTATTGGCTACTTCCTTGTCTCAAGAATGGTCGTATTGGGGACTTTACTATTGAAAATGGTCCTCTTACGTTCACTCTAACAGCTGATGGTTCGTCCTCATCTACATGGCTCCAAGGTCCCTATGATGTTGTGCCACAAGATTCTTTAGGGACTCCTGGGCCACTTCTTGTTGCTCTTCCTGCAACAGTTCCGTTACATGTTCAGTTAACTAACGTACCCCCGCCCACCGAGATGTGTGGATGCCAGCCTCTCGTGCTTCCTTCATAGTTGAGGAAGGGAGTGTTGGAATGATGCTCCCTTCCTTGATTATCTTAATCCCAGTACTGCATAGACCACATCGAATTGAACCGATGTTGGAGACTACTGCAGGATATTCCGTTCTTTTTCTTGCAACTAAAAATGATAAGCAAGAAATAACAGAACTACGCCGGATGAATGCCGATTATTTGGTAATCGGACCAAATCAAGTTGGTGACTACGCTAAGAAGATAAATTTAGGTGTTCGAGAAACTAAGGAAGACATAGTTTTTCTTGGTGCGGATGATTTAAAATTTCATAATGGGTGGTTTGAAAATGCCTGTAAGAGACTCAAACCGTCTATTGGTGTGGTTGGCACAAATGACCTTGGGAATCCTAGTGTTATTGCTGGTCATCATGCTACTCACTCTCTTGTCACACGCAATTATATAGAAAATTTTGGAACAATAGATGAACGTGGTAAAGCCCTTCATGAGGGCTACGTTCATGAATATGTAGATAATGAATTTGTTATGACAGCTAAAAAACGAAAAGCGTGGGATTTTGCTAAAGATTCGGTTGTGGAGCATCTTCACCCTAATTGGGGGAAAGCTCCTAATGATTCATTATATATGATGCAGCGACAAAGAATGAATTTGGGACGACAATTGTTTATGAGGCGTCAACGACTTTGGATGTGATATATGCCGAAAACTTGTGGATGCCGGTCATCTTCTGGATGCTCTTGCGTAATCGAAGGTCTCGATACTAATTGTATCGATACAACTGTAACTGGTGATGGTTCTGCAGGTAATCCATACCAAATTTCATCAGAACCCATTATTGATCCAACTCCTGGTAACATAATAACATGTGGTCCAGCAGGACTTTTTGCTGAGCCTGGGGCTTTTGCAGGTATAACAACTTCAGACACAAACTGTATTGATTTATCAGGCAATGGGACAGTTTTAAGCCCATTAAGCGCAGATCCTATAATTGATCCCGATCCTGATAATATAATCACCTGCGGACCTGCTGGGTTATTTGCTACGTCAGAACCATTCACTGGAATCTCAACTTCTGATACATCTTGTATTGATTTATCAGGAAACGGCACACCAGGAACACCTCTCAGTGCTGCGCCAATTATTGATGCTGCAGCTGGGAATCTTCTAAGCTGTGAAGCGGGTGGATTGCGTGCAGATTTATCAACTCTTGATAGTGGAACAATAGATTTCTCAGGTGACGGGACTCCTGGTACCCCATTAACTGCTTCAGTTATTGCAGGAACTACAGCAATAACTACAACAGATAGTTCTAGTATAGATTTTTCAGGGGTAGGAACTTCCGTAAGTCCATTAACTGCTGTAACTATTGCGGGCGGCACTGCAATTGTTACAACAGATAGTGCAAGTGTTGACTTTTCAGGGGATGGTACTTCTGGTTCTCCTTTAACAGCAGTTATTTTAGGTGGAACTTTCCATACACACGATGGGACTGGCGGAGGTGCTTCCCTTGTAATTGGTGGTGTAAATGAAGGTGGAGCTACAGTTCCAACAGCAACTACAGCACAATCTGTAGCTATGGGAGATTTCGCTAATGC